AGAAAATACTAAAGCATGGGCGCTAGCTAATCCAGAGAAGGTTGGGGCATGGGCTAAAGCCAATCCAGAGAAGGATAAACAGAATAAATTGGCATATTATGAGGCCAATAAGGACAAGGTAGATCAGCATAAAGCGGCATGGCGCGCTGCCAATAAAGCGAAGGTTAAGGAGTCTACCGCATCATGGAGAAGGGACAACCCGGGTAGGGCGCGAGTTCTTGATGCAACTTCTTGCGCCAAGAGGAGAGCAATTAAAAAGAGTGCGTCCCCAGAATGGGCAAATGAGTTTTTTATATCCGAAGTATATGATTTAGCTAAATTAAGAAGCGCATCAACTGGGATGGTGTGGCATGTAGATCATATTGTTCCGATTAACTCTAAATTTGTTTGTGGGCTGCATTGCGAGTACAATTTGCAATTGTTACCTATGACTGTAAACGCCTCTAAGGGCAATAGATATTGGGATGGTATGTAATGACTGACCGCGAGTTGTTAGAAGAAGCAACCGAACGATTTAAGACTTGTGTTGACGAGAACTCACAAGAGCGACAAAAACAACTCGCTGATTTAGTCTTCTGCGATTTAGAACAATGGCCCACAGAAATACGGTCAGCCCGTGAGAATGATATAAACGGCCCACGACCTGTCTTGACAATCGACAAGATAAACCAATACGTTACCCAAGTAGTTAATGATTTAAGACAAAACAAGCCCTCAGTTAAGGTTCGCCCGATAGATAACGGCGCTGACATTAAGACTGGAGAGATATTTCAGGGGATAGTTAGGCATATTGAGGACGTATCCTCTGCCGACATCGCCTATATGACCGCTGGAGAGTCTGCCGTTAAGATCGGCGAAGGCTACTTTAGGGTTATGACGGACTATGTTGATGAGACAAGTTTTGACCAAGAGATATATATCAAGCAGATTCCAGATATGTTCTCCTGTTATCTTGGCCCACATAATATGCCTGACGGTTCTGATGCTGAGTTCGGCTTCATTCTGGAAGACATCCCTAAAGCAAAGTTTGAACGCCTTTATCCTAAAGCAAAAGCGCAAAGTGCTGATTTCATTAACATTATGTCACCAGCAAACTACTCATACTGGACAAGTAGCGAGTACGTTCGGGTATGCGAATACTTCTACTACGAGTATAAGAACCTTGACATAGTCTCCCTAGAAGACGGTTCTGTTATGGAACTAGATCAGTACAAAGAGATTACGGCTGCTGCTGAAGCTGAAGGGATTGCAGTTCCACCTATCCAGAATAGACGCAAGACTAAGGTGAAGTCGGTTAAGTGGTGCAAATTGACTGGTATTGAAATTATTGAAAAGAATGATTGGGCTGGTAAATATATCCCGATTATTAAGGTCGTAGGTAAGGCATCTAATGTTGGCGGTAAGAAGGGTTACAGAGGATTAGTCAGGCCAGCAAAGGATTCCTTGAGGGCTTATAACTACTGGTTCTCAACAATTACTGAGAAACTTGCCCTATCTCCAAAGATTCCTTTTGTTGGCGCGGTTGGTCAATTTGATACCCATGCAGCAAAATGGGGCAAAGCTAATACGACCAATTATGCCTATTTAGAGTATGACCCTATCGAAATTAATGGTATGGTCGTTCCCCCTCCACAGCGTCAAGCCCCTGCTGCGATGGAAGTTGCTATGTTAAAGCAGCTTGAAGTGATTGAACATGATATTCAGACGGCCCTTGGGATGTATAAGGCATCTCTTGGCGAAGGCTCTCCGCAACAGTCAGGGAAGGCTATTCTTGGGCTAAAGAGGGAATCTGATACAGGCGTTTTCCACTTTCAGGACAACTTAGGTATTTCTATCCGTCATCTTGGCAGGATTCTGGTTGACTTGATTCCCAAAATCTACGACACCCCAAGGATTGTAAGGATATTAGGCGAGGACGGAGAGCATAGTTCCGCTGTTATAGACCCATCTCAGCCACAGGCGGTTACTAAGGTTCAGGATATGCAGGGCCGTATACAGACGATATACAACCTTGGTGTTGGTACTTATGATGTTACCGTCACCTCTGGCCCATCCTACACCACTAAGCGCATGGAACAGGCCGATATGATGATGCAGATTACTCAGAATCAACCTGAGATGATGCAGACTATTGGAGATCTACTGTTCCAGTCACTAGACTGGCCTATGGCGGATAAGATTTCAGAGAGGCTCAAGAAACTGCTGCCACCACAACTAGCTGAACCAGAAGATGGTCAGCCACAAATACCACAGCAAGTTCAACAGGCAATGCAGCAGATGCAGCAACAAGGGCAAGAGTTAGAGCAGAAAGCCCAAGCCCTGTCTCAAGCAGAAGAAGAAATCAATAAAAAGCATCTTGCTGTAGAGAAAGGTACTGTAGAACTTATGTCTCATGAGGCTGAGTTAAAGAATGACGCTACCAAACTTGAATTGGATAGATACGCCTTTGAACTAGAGCAACGCGAGAAGGAGCTTGCATCTAACTCCGCTATGATTGATTCAGAGACAAAGCTGAAGATTGCCGAAATGAAACAGGAAACCGATATTATGCTATCCCTCCATAGCGCCCAACACGATGAGGCTATGGCAGAGAGGGCCAAGAAGGAAGTGCCTGAAGCTCCAGAAGTTGAAGAACCTGAAGATGAGGATGACTCTGAGGAAAGCGGCAAGTGGGATGCAATCATGACCAAATTAAATGAATTTGGAGATAAGTTCCAGAAAACAATGGAAGATAAGGATGATAAGATAAATAAAAGTTCTGCTAAACTTGAGACTCAGCTAAGTGTTCTAGCTAAGAAAGTAGAGAGTCAAGAGAAGGAAAGCCAATTAGTAGGATCATTACAAGACATAGGTAAGGCGCTTGCACCAAAGAAAAGGAAGGTTATTCGTGATGCTAATGGAAAAATTGAAGGGATAGAATAATGGCTACATATACAAAGTATCTGTTAGGGATTGAAAAATTAGCAGAGGCGGGGAATTGCCAGACTGATACATGGCAACTAATTCTCTCAAATACCGCCCCTGTTGTAGCTACAGACACTACGGCAGCAAGCGCAACGGAGCTTGGTACTGCTGGTGGATATACGGCTGGAGGGGTTAACTGCACTGTTACCAGTTCTGTAAGTACGGCTGGCGTATTTAAGTTAATTCTAGCTGCTCCAGTTAGCCCAACATGGACTGCTTCTGGCGGTGGGTTTACCTTTAGATATGTTATTCTTTATGATCTGACACAGACCCAGTGCATTGGATATTGGGATTATGGTAGCTCAGTAGTCATGAACGGAACTAATGCAGACACCTTCACGCCAACGCTAGATGCTGCTGGCGGCGTATTCACAATAACCTAAAGGACTATATATGTCACAAGAAACGATTGTACAGAGTGCAACAGATGGGCCAACACTAACGGGTGCTGCTAGAGCATCGTGTATACCCACAGCCAACCGAATCGTACTACCTAACAACTTCTTCTACATTGGTAGGGCGATAAAAATTACTATGTCTGGCAGAATATCATGTGCTGTGACCACTCCCGGTACTGCGCGGTTCGACATATGTATGGGTTCGGCTGGCACAACCATTGTATTTGATTCACTAGCATTAAATCTGAATATCGTAGCAAAGACTACTGTTCCTTGGTTTCTCGAAACTACGTTGGTATGCCGTGCTGTTGGTACAGGCACATCTACCACATTCTTCCCTATGATGTCTTTTATCCAGTCAGAGGCGATAATTGCATCGTCTTTGCCAGCAGCGGGCAGTAATGGGTCGCTAATTATACCTGTCGGAACACCAGCAGTCGGTGCTGGTATGGACAACACCGCGGCATCTGCACTAGATGTGTTCTTTACTCAGACTGTAGCCACAGGCTCGATGACTGTTCATAACTACCAAGTTGTTGTATTAAACTAAATGCCGATACAGTTCCCCAGACCTACTGGCCCAACACGATCTTATATCGAAGGTCAATGGTGGAAGAATCAGTATAAGGCTTTTGATGTCATTCCAGCGCCTTCAATGGCAAGGGCTGGAGTCCAGTTTGGGCAAAACTGCAAATATAGTGGGCAACCCGGATGGTCGCTTGACCCCGGTAAGCCAGAGCATGAATGTCGCGCGGTCAATCTAAGAAACTTGAGTTGGGTTTATGATGGAACGGTAGGCAGGTCAGTTGTGAACCCTGCGCGCAGAGCGTTTGCGGTGTCTGACGATATAAGTGGCAATGACCGTGTACTTGGAACGCAAAACGAACGAATTATTGGCGTGAGTAGAGATTCCACTGGGGTGGCGCTAGGATCGTGTACAGTTAAGGTTTTCAGGACTGCTGACGATGTACTCGTAGCCTCTACTGTATCGGATGGGTCTGGTAACTGGACTGCCTACCCCAACCAAGAAGGCCCATACTATTTTGTAGAATACAAAGCTGGAAGTCCAGATGTTTTTGGAACTAGCCCAAATACAAACACTTACACAACATTTACGCCCGGAGCGTAAGTGGCAACAAACGACATCTATCTAAGACCTGACGCGGGGGACGGCGTTAATGGTGTTAGGCTCAGGACTGATGCTCCCGATTCTGGCGGAACGGTCAACTATACCCTTGTATGTGCTGCTGGAGCATATAGTTATTTAGGACAGGCAGCCGCACTATCTCTAAATCATAGCCTTGTATGTACCGCTGGCGCTTATACATATACTGGTAATGCGACTGCATTATCTCTAAAGCACAATTTATTATGTGCAAGTGGAGTTTATGCTTATGCTGGACTTCCCGCCACATTATCCGTTCAGCATAGTTTGGTATGTGATTCTGGGGCGTATACATACTCAGGTGTAGGTGCAACGCTTTTAATCGAACACAGCCTCTCCTGTGGCGCTGGAGCTTATGTTCTGTCTGGTGCAGATGCTATTCTGACAGTAAGTTCAGCAAAAGCCTCTGATTACGAGTTAATTCGCGGCGGATCAGACAAGAAAAAGAAACATACCGATCACGAGAAGGCCCTGATAGGGGTAGCTCAACTTGAATCGTTAAATTACCAGCAAAGGCTTCTCCAGTTAGATCATGACAAGAAGCTAATCGCAGAACAGCTACTAGCAGAAATAGATGATGAGCAAGGAGGTCAACTTGGTTATGATGACGAAGATGACATTCTTGCTATCTTGCTGCTACTTGATTAAGTTAACAATCCACTGTATTTAAGTTAACAATCAGGGTCGAAATCGACTCCATTTTATTACGATAACCCTATCTTTATCATGCAATTAATGGTATAAAATACGAAAGTATCTGTGCTTTTCACAGAGGATATTGGAGATTTCAATGTCAGAAGAAGTACAAACCGAAGCGGCGGAATCCGTGAACGATCTGGAAACAACGGCAATTCCAGAAGTAGAAGCAGCGCCGGAAAAGACGTTCACCCAAGCAGAGATGGATGCAATTATTGGGAAGCGACTTGATAAAGAACAAAGAAAGTTGTCGCGCCAGTTTGAGCTTGAGATCGAAAACAGGTTATTGAAGGAACAAGCAAGAAAGCCTGAAGTTGATGTTAAAGGCGCTCCAGCACCAGAAGACTTCGCTAGTAGCGATGATTATTATGATGCAAGAGCAGAATGGATCGCAGACAAGAAGTTTGAACAGAAACTTTCTGAGAGAGAAAAGGCTAATTCAGCTAAACAACTCACTGAGGAAGCGACAAGGCGGGTAACTGCTTTTATTGCCAAACATCCTGACTATGAAGAAACCATTGAAAACATTAAACATATACAGGTTCACCAGTCGGTATTAGACGCGCTGAAACAATCAGAGGTTGGCGCAGACATTACTTACTATCTTGCAAAGAACCAGAACGAACTTGATAAGATCGTAGGCATGACACCACACGCGGCAATAATGGCCCTTGGTAAGATTGAGTCGAAACTGACTGCAACTGAACCAGATAAAAGGCCCGTATCAAAAGCACCTGTACCGATCAACGCACTGGACGGAAAGGCTGGCGGGATTACAAAGGGGCATAGCCCTGAAGATGACTACCAAACATTCCTTAGAAAGCGTAATGTTGAATTGGGCAGAATTAAATAACGGTATATTCGTAAAGGAAACATTAAAATGGCAAATACATTACTAACGATTGACATGATAAACAAGGAGCTTTTACGCCTTGCTCATGAAAAAGCATCGTTCATCGGCACTATCAACCGCCAATTCGACAGCGAATTTGGTAACTCTGGTGGTAAAGTTGGCGATACACTGCGTATCCGTCTTCCTAGCCAGTACACACGCCGTCAAGGTTCGCGTGTTATGGACGTTCAAGACGCTCAAGAACAAAACACCAGCTTGGTTGTTTCTACCCAAGACGGCGTTGACTTGCGCTTTAATAGCCGTGAAATGGCTCTGGACTTACAAGAGTTCAGCAAGACCCACCTTGAACCAGCAATGGCTGTTCTGATCTCAGGTATCGAGTCAGACGTACTCGCTGGCGTTACCAAGGAAGTCTACAACATGGCTGGTACTGCTGGTACGCCTCCTACCGACTTGGTAGCAACTGGCAATGCCCGTGCAAAGCTGAACAAGTACCTTGCTCCTAAAGACGGCAATCGCTTCATCCAGATGGAATCAATCACGATGGGTGGACTGGTTAATGGCTTGAAGGGCTTGCTCCAGCCAGCAACGCTTGGTGAGCAGTACCGTGAAGGCTTGATGGGCCGCACTGCAATGGCTGACTTCTACGAGAACGAGCGTGTGTATACCCATACCAACGCTGCTGACGTAACAGGTACAACCAACGCTGCTGCTGAAGTGGTTTCTGGAACTGGCGCTCTGCGTATGAATACGGCTATTACCACAGCACCGTCTGTAGGTACTACCTTCACCATCGCTGGCGTATATGCTTGTCATCCAGAAACGAAGGCTGCTTACAGCTACCTGCAAGATTTCGTGATTACCGCGACCTCTGCTAGTGTTGCCTGTACTGTTGCTCCAGCAATCTACCTGACTGGCGCTCGTCAGAATGTATGTAGCGCTGCTGGTGCAGCTTTGGCTGCTACTGACTTTGACAGCAAAACGCTGACATTCTACGGTGCTGCTTCAACCGCCTACGTTCAGAACTTGATGTATCATCAAGATGCGTTCACGTTCGCCACTGGCTCATTGCCTTTGATGAGTGACTCTGTAAAATGTTCGGTTCAAACCTTTGACGGACTTTCAATCCGCCTCTGGCAACAATCAGACATTCGGAATGATGAGATGCTTACCCGTCTTGACATTCTGTATGGCTACAAGGCCATTCGTCCACAGTGGGCTTGCCGCATCACTAACTAATAGCGGGGGGTTCGCCCCCTGTTCTTAACTTTTATAAAGGAAATAACATGACACAACCAGTCGAATACGAACAAGCCGGATACAATAGTCCCGGTGGATTGCAAATTGCTAAAACTGCTGCTGATCTAGTAGGTTTCTACGGAAAAGTTCCAGTAGTGCAACGTGCGTATAGCTCTGCTGTACACGCTTCTTCTGCACTGGCTTCAAGTGGTTCTTTTGGAGCTACGCAACTTGCTGTAGTTAATGAGATTCAAGCTACTTTAGTCGCTCTTGGAATTTGGGCAACTGTATAATAAATTGGGGCGCTCGAAAGGGCGCTCCTTCTACATTAGGATAAAATCATGAGCAGATCATTAGGTGTAGCAGACTCAAAAGCTGATATTGACGAAGGCGTTATAACTGGCATTACCGTATTTAAGACGGCAACTGGTGGCACGATTGGTCTTTATGGCAAAGTTCCAGTAGTTCAGCGTGCATATAGTTCCGCTGTTCACGCATCGAGCGCATTGGCATCTAGCGGCTCTTTTGGCGCAACTCAGTTAGCTGTAGTAAACGAGATTCAGGCCACTTTGGTTGCTTTAGGTATTTGGGCAACTGTTTAATGGTAAATACAGGAAAGACGTTATTGCACGTTGGTTGCGGGACTACTCCATTATTTGATTGGATACAAGGATATACTGAAACTAGAGTTGATATTGACGAATCAGTTAATCCAGATATTGTAGCCAGTATGACCGATCTTGGGGATGTTGGTGAATATGACATGGTTATGTGTTGCCATGCGCTTGAACACCTGCATCCTGATGATGGAGATATTGCCCTACAAGAACTTAAAAGAGCAACCAAAACAGATGGTTGTGTTCTTTTATTTGTTCCTGATCTTGAGGATATAAAGCCGACTACTGACACAGTGTATGTATGTCCTACTGGCCCAATCACTGGCTTGGACATGATATACGGGCAGATCGACACCACTAGAGAAAACGAGTGGATGCGCCATAAAACAGGTTTTGTGCGTGATACCCTACAGATTGTAATGGAACGTGCTGGATTCAGTAAGGTAGAAGTTAGGCGTTTGCCTGACGTTCACTCTCTTATGGGCGTTGGAATTAAATGAAGGTAATCTTCTGTATCCCAACAGTAACTAAGCCGTATAAGTGCTGTCTTGATAGTCTAGCAGCCTCCCTGCCGTTGATTGACGCGGCAGGTTGGGAGCATGGCATGGTTAATGAGGTAGGTAGTCCATATATCTCCAATGCTAGGGCTACAATGCTTAGAAAAGCGCTTGATGCTAAAGCTGATGTTATAGTGTTCATTGACCACGACCTATCTTGGCAGCCTTCAGATTTACTAAAGCTGATTGAAACAGATGGTGATGTAGTTTCTGGGGCATATCGTTTTAAGCGAGAACCAGAAGAATACATGGGAGCATTGCTACCAGATATTGAAGGTAATCCTCAAGTTAGAAAAGATGGATGCGTTAAGGCTCATAGCATCCCTGCTGGCTTCCTGAAAATAACGAAACAAGCGGTTAATCGTTTTATAGCAAGCTACCCTGAGCTGCTTTATGGAGATAGATTCGCGCCTCATGTGGATTTATTCAATCATGGAGCATACAATTATGTTTGGTATGGTGAGGATTATGCTTTTAGTCGTAGATGGACGGAATCAGGTGGTGATATTTGGGTAGTTCCTGATCTTAATATCAGTCATCACACAACAGAGATGGAATACAAAGGGAACTATCACCTTTACTTAATGTCATGTCCCGGCGGAAGCAACGATCCAAAACTAATAAAGGAATAATATGAGTTCAAGAAATCAAGTAATGGCAGATGACAGAACCCTTCTATATATTGAAGATTTGGAACAAACTGTTGTTGTCTCTGGTGGCGTTACGACAATATCTGTTACGGTTGGCGGCAACACTTATATTCAGACGCTTACTGTATCTGGTGGGACTACAACCATAACGAAATATGTCAAACAATGAGCGCCATAAGACTAAAGTCTGAGTTTCACGGCTTTACGCACGTTTATTCCGAAGCTGAAGCTGTCGCTATGGAAAAGCATGGCTGGTCAAGATGCGAGGAAGCTCCTGTAGTCGTAGCTAAAGCGGTAGAGGTTAAAGAGGTTACAGAAGTTCCTTTGGAAGCTCAGTACGAAGCCAAGTTTGGCAAAAAGCCACATCACCGCGTTAATCTAGCCAAGGCATTAAGTGACGACAGCAAGTGATATAATCTCACGCTCTATGCGTTTGATCCAAGTGCTAGGCACTGGACGGCGCACACTCACTGCAAACGAGCTTGCAGACGGGCTAGATGCCCTCAACACCATGCTGGATTCCTTCTCTCTTGAGCGTCTGATGGTATATCAGATTCTTGAGGAATCTTTCCCTCTAGTGGTTGGCACGGCAAACTACACGATAGGTGTAGGTGGTACGTTCAATACAACGCGCCCAATAAAGATTGAAAATGCCTTTATCCGGGATGTATCGAATAACGACTATCGGGTTATGTTGATCGACAATGCTCAATATGATCTACTACCCCTCAAAACGGTCACCA